AGATGTTGCCGCGGCGCACGCGAAGATGGATGAGCAGCCGGTGACGGAAGAGCCGGTCGGCGTGGTCGTCGAGGAGGAGCCGCCGCGGGCAATCCTGACCGTCGAGGAGGCTGAGCTGTACGCCGCCGAGGTCGAGGAGCTGGGTCAGGAGGAAGCCGACGGCTGGGCCAACGTGCGTGCGGCCGAGGCCGCCCCGGCCCCGGAGGCCGCGGTGCTGACCAACGGGCAGGTGATCGTGGAACGGGAGACGGTCGGCAGCGTGATCGACATGCTGCTGCTGCACGCGGCGATGAACAACACGCGGCGGGCGGAGGCAAAGGCAACAGCCCTGAAACTGCTGGGCATTGACTGAGAGGGAGTGGAGTAGACCTGAGCCCCTCACCGCACTACGCGGTGGGGGGCTTCTGTCGTTCTTCAGTCAGAGCTGGTCGTCGATCGAACCCAGCAGCTCGCTGAAGTTGAAATGCGTCGTTTTTTCAACAGAGCCGTTGCTTTTACCTAGATCCCTTACTGCGCTTTCGTCTTGTAGTTCTTTCTCTCTCTGTCTCTGGGCTAGCGGCTTGCTAGCAGAAAACTCAATGAAACCCGCATGGTTGAGCCGTTGCCAATGCTGACTACGTGCAGAACCTCTGCAGTTCCTCTGCACTTCCTCCGCAGTTACCTGTCCGTTGGAGGCCGCGAACTCCAGCCAGATCGTCATCAGCAGCCCGCGCTCGGCGACGTTCAGTGCGAGAAATTCCTGTTTGTGCAACAGCTCTGTGTACAGCTTGATCCAGGGCGGCGTGCGCTTGGAGTAGTGCTGGAAGCGCGGCCAGTTCGGAACGATGATCCAGCTGTTGCTGTCCACGTCGAACATCTGTTAGCCTCCTTCTAGTTCGTACGGCACCCGGTAGCTTGCGCTCCGGGACGGACGGAATCAAGCCCCGGCTCTGGGTTAGCCTCCAGCCGGGGCTTGTTCGTGTTCGCCCTCTTGTTCGCAGACCTGGTAGGGTCGTTCGATGTGTCCGAACAGCCGATCGACCGGAGTGCGATCCCCGACATCATCAGGGCCTCCACGCAGCTACGGGGCTTTCCTCCAACTGTTCGGGAGATCAGCCTGGTGCTCGGCTGCGTTGTCTCGACGGCCCACTACCATCTCGCGATCCTGCGAGCCGAGGGCGTTGTGGACTGGGAGCCCGGCACGCAGCGCACGCTCCACGTAATCCACTAGGAGGTCGTGATGTGGCGAAGGTTCTCGGCTTGGGCATTCCGTTGGCGCTCGGCGCCACGCTTTCGTGGCCGTTCCGAAGCACAGATCCCCCCGTTCCCGGAACACCACCGGTGAGCTACGTCACCGTGACGCAGATCACCCCCCAGCTCTACCAGGCCCACAACGCACGCTGGTGGGCCCACAGGGCCGTGCGAGCACGTCGGGAAGCCAACGGGCTGCACCGGGGGGTCAAACGCCTCCAGGGCGCTCTAAATGCATCACGTTACGATTGGAAGCCCACGGTGGACTACGCCATCGACCTGGCTAGCCGGGTGTTCGGAGTGCCCGAGGCCAAGATGCGCGCCGTCGCATGGTGCGAGTCCACGATGCGGCCGTGGGCCTCCAACGGCCGCTACCACGGCCTGTTCCAGCTCGGCTGGGCCCCCTTCGGCCTGTCCCCGTACGACCCCGTGGCGAACGCCCTCTCCGCCGCGCAGACGGTTGCCCACGACGGCTCGTGGAGACAATGGGCGTGCGGCTAGCCCGGCATCGAACCGAGGAGTGGCAGTTCGGCATGAACCGCTGGTACACGGAAGACCGTCCCCCGATGCAGCTGTACGCCGGGGTGGAGGTCGACGCGATGGTGGGACAACAGTGGCTGGCCGACGAAATGCACAAGCTGATGCTGCGCGCCGAAAAGCGTGCTACAGAGGTGAGGAATGGTGGAACTGCGGATCGTCCTCGATGGCGACGAGGAATCAAGACTTCTTGAGCGCTGCGCCCATCTCGGCCTCGACCCCGAGGGCATGGTCAAACGCGCCCTGCTCGTGTTCATGGGGCTCACCGTGTCCGCCGAGGTGCTGATCTGTGCCCAAGAGCACGACGCGGACCTACGCGGGCTCGCTGAAGGAAGACGATTTCCTCAGCGCCGTGATCGACGCGGCGCGCCTGCAGGGCTGGACCGTGGCCCACTTCCGCAGCGTGCAGACACCCACCGGCTGGCGGACGCCGGTTCAGGCTGACGGCACCGGCTTCCCCGACCTTGTGCTAGTACGGCACAACCGGCTGATCTTCGCCGAGCTGAAAACGAAGACCGGAAGGCTCAGCGACGCTCAGATCGCGTGGCGCGAGCTACTGCTCGCCGTCGCTGGGGATTCCCCCCACGTGCAGGTCGAGGTGTGGAGGCCCGACGACTGGGACCTGATCCTCCGCGACCTCCACTGACTTTGTGACAGGGCGCAACTTAGTCTGGCGATTCTTACGCTTCTTTAACAATTCCTGTTTGCAAGTGGGGCACAAGGCGGGGATGGTGTCGATCGTCACCACCTGCCCGGAATCCACCGTCTCCCCACACCGCGAACACTCCACGCTGAGCACCGCCGTGAACGTCACCCCGGCCCTCCCGAGTTCGCCAACACGATGTGGACATGGTCGGAATGGCCCCCGATCGCGCCCTTGTACACCCTGCCGTTCTTGATGAACAAGCCCGCCGGGTCGTAGAACAGCTCCGTGAACAGCTGCGGGTGGGCCAGCGCGTAGCGGTAGAACTGCTTCGCCTTCTCGGTGGGAGCCACGTCGATCGCCTCCCCGCGTAGGTGGTAGGAGTCCGGCACGCCGCCCACAGCCTTGTTCTGCGCCTCCGAACGGTACCCCGAGGTGATCTGCAGCCCGTAGCGGTGCGCGACCGCGACCAGCCGCGTGTCCAGCTTCCCAGGACGAGACGTCGAGGCCCCCGGCAGGGAGGTGAGAGACCTGTCGGGAGCCGCCGACGAGGAAGTACCGACTGCGGAGGATTGTACCCCGTTCTGCCGGTTCAGATCGGCCAGCGTGGACTGGTAGCTCTGCAGCTTGCTGAGCAGACCCGGGATGTTCCCATCATGCATCTGCTGGGTCTGCTGCAGGCTGGAGATCAGCTGATGAGCGAAATCCGCCTGCGCCTGCGCGTACGTCGGGTTGCCGATCATGTCCGGCGAAGTGGGGAACGTCGCCGGGTGCAGCGTCAGCGTCGTGTCCAACGGCGCGCCTCCCCCCGGCATCGTCGCACCGTGCGCCAAGCCGCCGATCGAGCCCACGATGCGCAACGGGCCCGCGTAGAACGAAGCCCCCATCCCGCTGCGCTCCACCGCGGAGGCGGCCTCCCCGGGGGCAGCGTTGGGATGGGACCTCCAGTATGAAACGTAGTCGGGCAGGATCGCGTCGATGTTGGCCTGCGGATTCGTCACGCCACCAAGCCGATTCGCCTTGTTCACGTAACCGCTCGACAGCAGCTGAAACAAGCCCGTGGCGCCCGACGAGCGGTTGCGCACCGTGTTCGACAGCCCCGACTCCGCGTACGAGGCGGCGACCAGCTCCAGCGCCCGGTTCGGCGCCAACCCCGCGTGAATCCCCGACTGGTAGATGCGCCGCGCGTTGGAGACCTGGTTGGAATTAAGGGCCACTGACCTTGATCCCCAGCCGCGACTGCAGCGCCGACACCACCGAGGACGGCATCGCCCCACGATTCTTCTCGAAGTAGACCTTCTCCAACGCCGTCGCAGCCTGCCCCATCTTCGCCTCGTACAGATTGTTCAACGCGTCCGTCGGGTACTGCTTGCGCTGCAACTTCTCCATCGCGTCCAGGAACACCTGCGGGTACACCACCTTGTCGCCCTTCAACGTCGCGTTCCACGACTTGTTGGGGATCTGCCCCAGGCGCGACATCAGCTTGAAAACCGCAGCCAGCCGATCCACCGGACGCAGCGCCCCACCCACATGCGACTTCTCGTCGTCGTAGGCCTGCTGCAGGCCCTCCCACGCCTGCGCACCCGCCGTCCACGACGGAGGCAGCTGCGACAGCTGCGGCCTGCCGTGCTGCTTATTGAAGTCGTTGATCGCGCGCAGCGTGTCCTCCAGGTAGTACTGCCCCTTCGCCCGCGCCTGGCCCGCCGGACTCAACGTCGGCAGATACTGGCCGCGGTACCGAGAGCGCGCCTCCTGCAGATTGAACGGACGCGGCACCGCCACGCCGCCGATCGCCATCCTCGCGATGTCCTTCGGCGTGTACGGGATCAGCACCTTCGACAGGTCGTACCGGTTCGCCGTGTTCAGCGCCGTGCCCTTCAGCAGGAACGGGCGGCCCTTGCCGGTCGCCCAGTACGCCGGGTTGGGAATTCCCGAACGCAGGAACGGGATGCCGCTCGTGAACCCGTAATGCAAGAACCTGCCGGGCATCGGAAGGATGCCGCCCGGCCCCGAGATCTTGCGCCCCGTCGACACGTCGTATTTGCCTGCCGCGGCGATCGTCCCTGCCAGGAACGGTGTCGCGTACTGCCCCAAATCCTCCGAGCCCGCCGCCCCCGAGCCCAAGCCCATCTCCAGAAGCTGGCCCGGCGTGCCGAGAATCGTGCCCGACTGCACGTTGCTGCCCAACGGCAGGTCACCCAAGCCCGGCACATTACGGGTGCCGGTGTGGATCAGGCCCTCCATGTACGTGGGGATCTCCGAGCCGAACCACTTCACGTTCTGGCGCTGACCGTACTGCCCGAACTGGTTGGCGATCGCCGCCTGCACCGGATGATTCATCAAGTAATGCCCGGCGTACATCGACGAGCCCTTGTACCAGGGGTAGAAGTACCAGGCCCGGCGCATCATCGTCGACTCGCGCGGACCCAGCCGCGTGTAGTCGATCGCCTCCCGGTTAGAGCGGCGACCGATGCGGATCAGATCGGCCTGCTTCGCGGGATCCGTCAGCAGATCGTGGACCTTCCCCGGCGTGTTGTATCCCTCGCGAAACGCCTCGTGGTAGAACGCCGCCTGCCGCCACGGCTTGTCGATGATCGCCGACCAGACGCCCGCCGCCACCGCGTGCGCCCGGGCCACCGCCTGCGTCACCCGACCACCCACCACATCCCCCGACATCACCCGGCTCGGCCCCGAACCGACCACAATGTCACGCCGATCCTTCGCCAGCTGATCGAGATGCCGATTGATGTGCGGCAGGTCATACAGCAGCCTCTTGGGCAGCTTGATGCCCATCTGTGTGGCAGCCAGCACGATCTGCCCCACCGCATTGATCGCGTATTTCGGGGCCAAATACAGCTGGAAAGTCTGGGCCAAACGGTTCGCCGTGTCGATCGCGTTGACGATCTTCCCCGGGTCGATCGGCTTGCCCTGCAACCCCGGGTTCTGGTTGTAGTACAGCGCGCGCCCCATGCGCTCCTGCTGCGGCCGCTCGATGTTGATCCGGTTCTCGATATACGGCTGGCGCAGGCGGTCCACGACCGTGGGAAACACGCGGCGCTGCAGCATGTTGAACTGCGTCATCTGCTGACGCTGCGACCACAACGCGTCGCGCACGTTGTTCACCTCGCGCACGTAATCCTCGGCGGCCTGCTGCTTGGTGATGAACCTGCCGTTGCGGCCCTTGACAACACCCTTGCCGCCGAACCCGGCGCGCTCCGGACCGGCCAGCACATTACGCGCCGTGTCGTGCGCCGTCAGGTCGAGCCCCGCCTTGCGCGCCTCGGCGATTACCTGCTTGTCGGTCAGCTGCGCGCCTGGCGCGATCTCCTCCACATGCGAATGCAGCGCCGAGTGGTAGCGCTGGATGTTGGTGCGCCCCCGGCCCGCCGGGATGCCCATGTTCTCCAGCACCCGGCGTTGCTTCTCCAGCGAGTTGAGGAAGCCGATCCCGTACGTCGCCGTCGCCCCCGACACCTCCTCCGGCGTGCCCCTGAGCGTCATCCCCGTCGCCCGGTCCACCACCTTCTGCACGCCGCGCGGGATCGGCGCCTTCGCGTACTGGGCCTCCTGCACCTCGCCCGTCAGCGGGTTGCGCAAGTAGCGCGGCCTGGCCTGCTGGATCGCGTTGTTGCGCGCCGCTGCCCGCGCCGCCGCCAGCACGCCCTCGTCACGGCTCAGCGCCCCCGCGAACGCACCGGTGCGCGCTACCGCCGAAGCACCCAGGTTCGCCACTGCCGAAGCTGTCAACGCGATATTGCCCAGGTTGTGCATGGGGTCGTGGATCATCTGCCCCGTCTGGTGGTACATCCCCTTCGCCGCCGCGAGCGGGTGCTCGATCGAATACACAACCCCCGCGGGGGTGTTGATGAAGCCCTGCGCGATCTGGTTCAAGCCGATCAGGAACGGGTCGACCTTCAGCGCATGGCGTTGGCGCGCGACGACCTTCGCGGCGTTCACGAAGTCCTGCATGCGCACCCCGAAACCGGCCAGCGTCGGCTTCTGCTGCGACCAGTACAGCTTGCGCAGCGCGTCCTTGGATCGCGGCAGGACACCACGGTCGGCGTCCAGCAGCCGCTGCTCGTTGATGAACTGCTCCTCGCCCTTCTGTGCGAGCAGCGCCTGCGTCGTGTTGAACGCCGTGGAGGAGGGCACGATCTGCTGGTTGCCACCCCCGAACTCGCCGTGGAATCCGGCAGGCATCGGCCCGCCACGCGCCGGACGCACCGACTGCTGCACCTGCTGCCACACCTGCTCCGCCGCGTTCGGCTGGCGCAGCAAGAACGGCGCGTTGCGCATGAAGTCGTGCTGCTGCGCCTTCGTCAGGTTCGCCGCGTAATCCTCCAGCGCACGCTGGGTCTGCGCGCCGTAGATGCCGTCGGTCGCGATGTTGTAACCGGTGTGGCGCAGCATGTGCTGCAGCTCCAACACCTTCCCCGGCTTGTTCAGGCCGCCGCCGAAGCGGCGCATGAACTCGTTCACCTGGCCGCGCCCCGGACCGCCGCCGGGCAGCGCGCCGCGGCGCACGTTGGAGCCCATCGTCCCCGTCGCGCCCTGCAGCAGCGGCTCGGCCAGCGACCCCGTGCCGTAGCGCACCAGGGCGGGCCGCGTGCGCTCCGTGCGCACCGGCTGCGGGCGCGGCATCGGAGCCTTCGCCCGTGGCGGTGTCGCACCAGCCAGGTTTGGACGAAACGGCGTGCCGGGAAGCGGAGTCGGTGGGGGCGGCTTCTTCCTCCTCGGCGGAGGCGCAGGACGACCCATGCCGCCCCCATGCTCACCCACCACCGGAACCGCGCGTCTGCGCGCCACGGATTAGCCCGGCCTTCCGGGGCCCGTCTTCGGCTGCTGAGTGCCGCCGCCCGGTGGGCGCGGATACCCCGACGGCGGGTAGTTGCCCGACTGGTAGAGGCGGATGTTCGGCCCCGTGTACCCGGCAACCGACAGCACGCTCAGCGCGTACGTGTAAACCCACAGGTTGCTGGCGTTCGGGTAGTAGTGGCGGATGTACGCGCTGATCGCGCTCATCGCCTTGTTCGGGTTCGTGATCCGCGTCGTGCCCGGAGGAGCGAAGCCGCCGCCCAGCGCAGCAAGCACGTCGGAGCCCGCGTTCGACCCGCCCGTGCGGTACGCCGTCGCCAGCTGGATCGCCTTCGTGTAGATGTTGCTCGCCATCTTCGCCGCCGCGCCCGCCTTGCCGCCGCTGCGCGCCTTCAGCGCCGCCGCAGCCCGCGCGTTCGCCGCGTCGATCTGCTTCTGCGTGCGCGCGTCGATCTCGCCCTGGATAAACCGTGTGCGCGCGTCCGCCTCGTTAGCGGCGAAGATCTGCCGCTGGTTCTGCTGGCCCTGGTTGTAGATCGCCCGGTTCATCGAACCCTGGATCTGCGCCGTCGCCCGCTGATTCGCCCCCGTGATCGCCGCCATGTTCGACGCGAACGTGGAGCGCGCCACCGCCTTCTGCATCTCCTGGTTCAGCAGCTGGTTGTAGATCTGCTGCGTCATCCCCGGGATCGAGGAGCGGATCTTGTCCGTCGCGTTGGCGAGCGCCAGGTTCGACTGCGTGGTCAGCGCACGCCGGTTGTACAGCTTCTGCGCCTGCGCGATCACCGGCAGGAAGCGCGCGAAGGCGAGGTTGCCGGAGCCCGTGTTCGCCACGCCCTGCCCGATCACCGCGCCACGCGCCGCGCCCTGCTGCGCCAGCGACTGGCCGAACTGCGACGCCGCCTGGGAGAACGCACCGGGCGCGTTCGCCACCCCGGTCTGCTGGGCCGAGAGGGCATTCGCGGCGCTCGACGTGGCGGCGTTCATGCCACCCGTGAGCACCGCGTTCGCGGCATCCGACTGTCGCTGCGCCGCGTCGTAGATCGACGCGATGTCGCGCGGGATCGGCGCCACGAACTGCGAGTACGTGTTCGCCGCCGTGTTCTGCTGGGCGAGTTGCTGGGCGAGCTGCCGCCGCGACTGCGCGATCGTGGACTTCATCAACGGGTTGATCTGCGAGTTGACAAGCGCGTTGGCCTGCACGCGCAGCTGCTGCGGCGTGGAGGGCGCCAGCGCGTCGACCGGCTGCGGCGTGGAACGGGCGACGATCGCCGCGCGCCGCCGGTTCACGTACTTCACGTAGCGGTTGTAGGCGCCCGAGCCGGGGGCGCCGAATCGGGCGCCGTACCGATTGTAAAACTGCTGCTTCGTGAGGCGGGGACTGAAGACCGGCATCTACTTCGTGAGCATCAGCCCGAGAGAGTTGTAGCGGCGTCCCGCGCGCGCGTCCTTCAGCGCCTGCTGGTACACCTTCGGCCCCCAGCCCGTCACCTTGCTTGCGCCGCCGCCGCCGCCACCACCGCCGCCGCCCTGGTTGTTGGGGTTCTGCGAAGCAGTCTGTGCGGCCTGCGCCTTCTTGAACAGGTAGTCGGCGATCTGCTGGTTGTACGCGTTGCCGAGCCCGGCGAACTGCTGCGCCAGCGACTGCCGCATGGTCGCCTCGTTCTGCAGCCGGTTGCGGTTCATCTCACCCTCCTGGGCGAGGCGCGCAGAGCCGTAGTACAGGTTGTTCATGATGTTGTTGGAGCGCTCCGTGCGCAGCCCCTGCTTGTACTGGTGCAGCGCGTTGCCCAGCCAGCCCGCCGTGTTCTCTGTGATCTGCGCCTCCGGGGTCAGCGAGTTGTAGAAGGCGTTGAGGTTGGGGTTCGTGCCCAGGTAGCCGCGGAACTGCGCGTTGCCGACGATTGGATCCAAGATGGAGTGCGCCAGCTCGCGCGAGCCGAAGCCGAGCAGCAGATTCTCCAGGCCGCCGAGATAGCCGGATGCAGCACCCTGCTCGCCCTGGTTGATCGCCGCCACCGCCGCCAGATACGTGGGATCGTTCTGCCACGCGGGCGTCTGCGATGTCGACGTCCCCGGCGTACTGCTCACGCCAGCCACCGGCGGTGCGCCCGGAGGCCACGGACCGCTGCCCGGCAGGTTGCCACCAGCACCGCCCGTGCCCGGCCCCCACGGGCCTACGTTCGGCACGGTGAACTGCGACATCGGCTTCGGCGCAGTCGACCCCGTGAGCATCCCCGCCAGCCTCGGAGCGTGCACCGTCGGCGGCTTCGACGCCTGGCGCAACGCGAACGCGCTCAAGGCGCCGGGAGTGGTCGCCCCCACCCCCGGCTGGTAGCGGCGGTACTGGGTTGCGTACCCCGCGTAGCTCGACATCAGCCCACCCGAATCGGCATCACGGAGATCGTCCGGGACGCCCAGTGGGGGCCGCCGCCCACTGACTTGTACTGCAGCTTGAGCACCGTGCCGCTGGTCAGCCCCGTCTTGCGATACACGCGCGAGGAGCCGATTCCCTGGTTCGTGCTCGGACCGCAGCCAGTGTTGGAGAAGCAGTCAGCGTCGACGGTGGTCAACGTTCCGACCTTCAGCGCGGTGACCATGTTCTGCCCCGCGTTCAGCGAGTTCCAGCCTGTGCTTCCCGCCCGGATCTCAAAGTCTCCGCCTACCGGCAGCGTGACCTGCGGGCCGACGGTGGCGAGGTCGACGTAGCCTGTTCCCGCAGTCGCCGTCTGGTCGGTCAGCACCTCCGCATACAGCGGCGAGCCGCCGATGTTGCACCACTTGCCGATCGCCTGCACGTAGATCAGCTGCCACGTGAAGGCGGGGTTCGCCACGTTGTCGCAGAAGACGACGAACTGGCCGTCGCTGGGGGCACCGGGCAGCACGGAGACGAGAGAGACACCCCCGGTGCCCCCGCCGGTGCCGGACGGCGCCCACTGCGTGCCGTCCCACGCGAGCGTCTGTCCTGTTGCGGCACCATCCTGTTTCAGCCTGTTCGGCGTGATCGCCTGCGCAGCCACGTTGGAGTCGTCGATGCCGCCGTTGACGAGACTCTCGATCGTCGTGAAGCCGTTGGAAATCTGGTTCGCATCAGCCAGCGTGTTAGGAATCGGCTTGGCGAGCGTGAGATCAAGCAGGCTCAAGACAACCCCAGCTGGAAGAGATCGAAGCGGAGCCCGTACACAGCGAACGCACCGACTTCTGAGGCGGCCCCATCGCCGAGCAGCTTAGGAGCCACCGCGGACGTTGAACCTATTTGCTGAAGCTGCACCGCCACCGATTTGCCGAACCCCAGGCTGTACACGTCGGAGATGTACTCGTAGACGGTGGGTCCCCACGACGCCTGGTTCCACTTGTCGACGTTCCACGTCATGTCGACCTGGCCCTGCGAGGGGATCGAGTACTGCTGCCCGATTCCCGTCTGGTAATCGACCTTCACGTGCAGATCGAAGCTGCCTCGGCCCTCCACGCGTAGCCGCCTGTACCTACAGGTGATCGCCGCCGCCGGGAGGAACCACTTGGACTGCCAACGGCAGGTGATCGGCGTCCCCATGTCGGAGCCGCCCTTGTACATCTGCACGATGAACGGCTGGCCGGGAGCACCGGCGATCAGCTGGTCGTCGAAGATGTCGATCACCGTGAACGAGGTACCCGCGCACGTGGATGGCGCGAACCAGCCGATCGTCGGGTGGTACTCCAGCGTCAGGTTGTTGATCGTCGACCCCGCTCGCGGCATGGAGAACACCACCCGGTCGCGGTAGTTCCCCGCACACACCTGACTCAGGTGCTGGTAGTTCAGCTGGTTGGGGCGGAATAGCGGTTCCAATTTCCCCGAGGCAAGCACCGGCTCTTTCACCCCGTCGGTGATGTAGATGCCGCGCTCCCCCATGAAGCAGATCTGGCCGGTGCGCGCCGTCGTCACCGCCTGCGGCCCGCACGCCCCCGCCGACGTGGACATCGTGGTGTATTGACCGTCGATGTGGAAGATGCGGTGCACGGAATGCTCCTTGAAGACGAGCAGCCCGGGGCGCCCCATCGTGTCCATGCCCTGTCCGGCGCCGAGGCACAGCACCGGCATGTCGTCCTTCTCCTTGATGTCGATGAAGATCCCGTTGTCCACGTCGTCGACCGTGGTGCCGATCGTCCACTTCGTGGGGTCCTGGAACGCGGAGCGCCACACCCGCGACGTGGGGCCACCCGACGCCCAGCAGAAGCCCTGCCACACCGCCAGCGTGTTGCCCTTCGGCGGCGTGTCTGCGTCGACTGCCGTGACCGCTGCGAACGCCGTGCCGTTGTACGTGAACAGCCCGTCGACGGGGTGGATCACGACGAGCAGCGGCGGCCCCGACGTGTAGGCGTTCACCGTCGGCCCCGTGGTGGTGGGAACGTGCACCACGAACGCCATGTCGGCCATGCCCACCATCGCCGTCGTGGTGAACGTGTGGACCGTCGTGAACGTCGCGAAGTCGGTGGTCTTCAGCAAGTCCGCGCCGATCTGCACGAACGTGGTCTGCGTCGTCGCCTGGTAGAACAGCCGCTTCACCGGCCCTGACAGCGTCCCCGTGTTCTTCTGCGCGCAGCCCAGGCGTTTGATCACGCCGCCGCGCTCGTCGAAGGTGACGTTGATCAGGTCCGGCGACTCGTTGTTCGCCAGCTCCGAGGGTGCGTCACGGGCGTTCCACCCACCCGAGAAGTCGGTGACATGGAAGGCGAGCCCCTTACCCACCGCGCGGCCCCACGTTCCACGGAGCGCCGTACTGCTGGTTGACGGCTACGTCGCCCGGGAGAAGCGACGCGGCCATCAGCTGCAGCCCCTGCTGCACCTCCTGTTCCAGGGCTGGGAAGGAATCGTCGTTCTCCATCTTCAGTCCCGTCGCCATCGCCGCGGCGACGATCAGGTAGCACCACTCGTCCGGCCACGCGGGCACGTCGGAGTCGTTGACCATCGGCCCCACCTTGTAGACGCCCCCTTCGTAGTGGCCGAGCTTGCGCTCGTAGACGATGGTCAACGACGTTCCGGCGAGGTCGGGAGCGAAGAACGGAACGAGCGTCATCGCGGTCGGCACGTCGGAGTTCAGCACCGTGTAGTTGTTCACGGGGGCGCCACTTGAGTTGTTCGCCACGTAGGAGAGGAAGAACTCCTTGGGCCCCATGTACTCCACCGGCGAGCCGTCCGTGGTGTTCTGCACCGAGATCGCTCGCTGCAAATCAGCGGGCCACACGCCCTGCCCGGAGCCGGTGACGATCTGGTCGGAGACCAACACGGCGTTGCGCCACGGCCACGCTGCCGAGCCCCAGAGCTGTGCATAACGGAGATTCAGCCAGCGACGCACAGACCCTTGCAGGTTGTTGTTGAACCTGAAGCTAATGACCTCCTTCTGCATGTCGCTGAAGATCATGTTTGCTCGTCCATACCTGCAAATAGGGCGTTTCTTTCGCAACGGCACGGATCTGCCGATGCACCGCGTTTGCTACTTCGGAGAAATGATCTGGCGAAATCCAAACGTGAATCTCCAGCTTCTCCGGCTTTACACGTTTTCGCCGCGATTCCGCTGCTTGTCTCTGCTCATCCTCAAGGCGACTCCGCGTGGCGGAAGCGTCTTCCGCGGGCGCAAAACACGAGGGAGCATATCCCCAGCGACTTCGAAATACCCGGCTTCGGCGTCGCGCGTATGCCGTTCCTCCAGCAGCTTGTTCGCCCTCACTACTTCCGCTGCGACCGTCCACCCCAGCCCCTCCTTGCGTTTCAGGTCGTCGACGATCGCCCACCCCAGCTCCCGAGGTGAGCCGTCTGCCTCTCGCCAGTCTGTGACCAGCAGCGGGTACTGATCACCGCGCGAGTATTTCACAGTCCAGAACACCCCCGAGGTGGGGCTGAATTCGGGATCCAGGAACAGCTCGGGGTCGAGGCGCTTCAGCGCCTTGTCGATCGTGTCCTTCTCCGGACCGTGGCTGACGAGGGTGAAGCCCCCGTACTGCTCAACGCGGAGCACTGTAGACGCCCCGCTTCTTCAGCCTCTGCTTGAGCTTCCGCTTCGACGGAGCCCTCGACCCGTTCGACGTGGCAACCCCTTCGTGCACGTAGCGGGGCAGCGGGCCCTTGTTGTCGAAGTGGTGCTGCTTGGCGAACGCCTTGCCGAACTTGGCGAAGATGAACGCTCTCTGCGCTTGGCTGACGGCGGGCATCGGGAGGGAAGATACGCGGGGGGCCGGACGAAGCCGACCCCCCTCGCTGGACGTTTCCCTTTACGGAGCCTGGTTGAGGTTGCCGACCTTCACGAAGCTGTTGCAGCGGGTGAAGCCGAACTGCACCATCCACACCAGCCACGCCTCCACCGGCAGGGTGCGCGCCGCGAAGCGCTGGAACATGGAGCCCGTCTGGTTGTCCCAGTCCGGCCCCGCGTCGAGCGTGTACAGCGCGCAGTCCTCGCGGCTGATCCCGTACGCGGTGGACGCGGGCATGTCGAACTCCGGAACGAGCAGCTTGTTGCGGTAGCGCACTCCGGTCCATCCGGTCTCCAGCGTGCCCGCGTCACCGGCCCACCGCGCAGACGTGGTGAGACCCTGCGAGAACTTGTCGATCACCGCCGGGTCGCACAGGTAGAAGTCCGGCGGCGTGCCGCTGTTGATCGCGGCCAGGCGCTCCGCCCGGTCGAACGTGGAGAGCCCCGGGTCGGTTGCCACGCCCGGCGACGCGTCGGTGCCCTGCCACTGGGAGACCGACGACTTGTCGATGCCCTCGAAGATGCCCGTGGTGGCAACGGCGGAGCCCAGCCCCTGCAGGCCGTAGTTGTTGCTCGGCTGCGCCTGGTTTGCGCCACCGGCGTTCCAGTAGCCGCCGCCCTCGACGTAGATGCCCTCCGACGTGGAGAACGTGATCGAGGATCCCGAGTCACCGCCGAAGCCCGCCGAGGAGAACGTGATCGCGCCTGTGGTGCGGTTCACCGAGGCGATCTTGCGCGACGCGCCACCCGTGGTCAGCACGCCCGTCGCCTTCGTGCGGATGTCGACGATGCGGCCCGGGTACAGCTGGTAGAAGTTCGCCGTCGCGGGGACGGTGATCACCAACGTGCCCGTGGTGCCCGACGCGATGTCGGTGAGCTTTCCGACATCACCCGCTGACGGTCCGCCGCCGCACATCTCCTCGTTCATGAAGCGGCCGATCGCGTCCTCGGCCATGCGCATCTTGGTGGGCAGCACCTGCGCCCACGACGTGTCGTCCACCTTCGCCTGCTGGATCACCTGCGTGGAGAACGACACCGCGTGGGTGACGATCGCCGTCTTGATGTTGGCCTGCGTGTCGTCGATGTTGTGCGGCAGGTTCAGCGTCCCGATTTCAGACGGAGGCGCCGTCTGACCGATGCCCGCGAGCATCTGGCCGCCGATCGTGCCGGTGCCCTGCTGCGGCGCGAGGATGATCGGAATCGTGATCTGCTTTCCCGCCCAGCGACGGGCGTTGCCGTCGCGCTTGACCTCGGAAAGCAGAACCGTCTTCCAACGCAGCGCCTCGACCAGCGGGCCCTTCATCTCCCGAAGGAGGTTTGCCCATGTGGTGCTGGTTTCTACGTCAGCCATTGTCCGGTTCCTTTCACTGGGGCTGGAGATCCCGATTCTGGAAATACTCCTGCGCCAACCGTTCGTAGCGGTCTGGCCCCCGCGGCATCGGCCTGACCTCGGCCGCCGAACCCTGCCCTGCCGCGGGCTCCACGGGAGCAGCGGCGACCGCCTTCCGCTTCTCCTCGTACTCGCGAATCGCCGCCTCGCGAATCTCTTTCTCGAAAGCAACCTGGTCCGTCGCCGCCTGGCGCAGCGCCTGCTCCGGGTCGTAACCCTGCTCCATGTACTGCACGGCGGAGAGCACCGCGCGGTCGTGGTTGAACGGCCCCAGTTCCTGGCCGAGCCCGTCCAGCGCGGTGCGCGCCAGTTGCTCGCCCTGTGACTGCGCGACCTGGCCGAGCAGTGGCTCCCAGGGGCCCAGCGCATCCTGGATCTGCTGGCCGATGTAGCCCTGCAGCTCCTGCTGCTGCTGCTGCTCGTAGGCGGCGCGCTCGGGGTCGAACGTGGGGTCGTACTGCTGCTGGTAGTAGTAACCCTGCTGGTCCTCGTCGTCGGGCTCGTTCATCACCTGCGCAAGCTGGTTGAGGATCGGACCAGCCTGCTGCACGAAGGAGTCCATGTTCTGGTACCACTCCTTCTCCGGCGCAGACCACGCGTCGGCCTCCGGTTGGGCCTGCTGCTGCTCGTAATCGCCCGACTCGTAGCCGACGCCCTCTTCCTCAGCCATCCAATCCTCCTATCGCAAGAGATTCTGTGCGTTACGCTGCACCATCGCGGGCAGCACGTAGCGCAGGTAGTAGCGCGGGTCCTGGTACCCGGCCGCGCGCGAGGCGTCGGCGAACCGGCCGCTCACGCCGCGATACCCGGCGGCGAGGTTGGGGTTCTGGTTCGCCGCGCGGATCTGCGCCTGCAGCTCCGGCGGCAGCGCGGAGATCACCGCCATCATCTGGTTCAGTCGCATCCGTGCATAACGCATCGCTGCATTACGCGCCGCGTTCTGCATGGCCGCGTCGGGGATGTTGGAGATCAGCCCCTGCGGCGGCTTGCGATACGCCCCCAGCGTGGGTTGCGTGCCCTGGTACACGACAGGAGGGCGACCGTACCCTCCTGGCACCGGCTGGGCGGGAGGGGGAGGTGCCGCTGTGGGCGGTGGAGGGACGGCCAGCCCATAGGCCCCCAGCGGGGGCACCATGCCGCCACGTCTGCGCTGGCGCACCGGGTGCGCGGGCGCGTACGGATCGACCATCTGCACTACTTACCTCCGGCGGCTTTGCCCGCGGCTTCGTACGTGTCGATTCCGAAGCGCTTCGCGGCGGCGTAGATGGCCGACCGCACCTTCGACAGGTTGCCCGACGAATAGCGTGACGCGTTGCTGCCCTTGTTGATGTAGGAGAGAGCGGCACGCACGTGCGCCTCGGTGTCGATCGGGTAGCGCTTCTTGCCGTCCGCCTGATACCCGGGGTCGGCGTAGCGCACGTTCCCGTACGGCGCCTTAGGAGTGGCAGTGGCGGCCACGGCTGAATCGTGAATTAGCGGTCGGACAGCACGGCTAGTTGTCCACGAATCCGCGCACCCAGCCCTGCACGCCACCGCCCGTGGTGACCAGGCCGAGCGACTGCCCCGCCGTGTTCGTGCTCAGGATCGGTGTGTTGCCGTCCGGAGAGGTGACCACGAAGCCGGTGTTGGCAGCCAGCGGGATCGGTCCCGTGAGGTCGGTGCCGCCCTCCTGGAACTTCACGGTCCCGGCGGTGCCCATCACCAACACGATGGTGGTCACGTACACCTTCGACCCGGCGGCCCCGGCGAACATCGTGAGCGAGCCCGCCCCGCCCTGCGCGATCGAGACCTGCGGTGTGGTTCTTCCAATCATCAGCCCACTCCTGTCAGCATTCGCACCCCCGTCGAGGCAGGGATGAGTCCGGTGTTGTAATGCGCTTGCACTCTTGCCTGAGTAAGCGCCGTAGGGTAGATCGCCACCTCGTCCATGAGCACACTGGTGACAGGATTAGCTCCATTATCATTTCCAAGAGCAAGCCAATACGCCGTGTTCGTACATGTCGAGTTTGTAACTGTTCCCGTAACATCCACTCCGTCTACATAGACCTTGACTGCCGCTCCATTTTTTGTCACCACACAGTGGTGGACATTTTGATCAATGGTGATCGTGGATGCTGCAAGAACCGCTGTTGATGCCCGAACGGCACACAGGTTGTTGTTCTGGAGGTACATCCCGTATCCACCATTGGGTTTGCTCACAAGATATTGGGCTTGGGTGGCCTGGTCACCTCGTTTGATCCACGCCTCAATTGACCATATGTCTCCAAGGTCGGTCGTGGCGCTTGTTCCACCCATTCCTGCCGCAGAGGTTGGACTCACTTGCAGAGATCCATCGGGGTTACCCGGCACCAAACTTGGTTGCGCCCTGACTGGGCTCGTTCCTGCTGCCGACATGTTGTTTCCGTGGCCGGTTAGGTCGGGGAAATTTCCAACAGCTTCTCCAAGATGCCAGAACGCAGCAGGCGAATCCGCTAGCACCGCTGTCTCGTACGCGGTTGCCACTAGGGCATTCCCGCCTGCACGTTGCCGGGCAGCGGTGACAGGCGATTCACGTACGCGGGGTTGGACAGGCCACCGCCGTTCGGCGGCGTGGGGGACCCAGGCGGCTGCCCGCCGAGAGCGCCCAGCGGGCCCTGCATGTTGGGCGATGCGGCCGCAGACGCCGCCGCCTGAGCTTGCTCCTGCTCGTGTTCTTGGATGTGCTGGGTGAGCAGCTGCACGAAGGCGTCCATGCCGGGCACCAGCTGCGCGGCGGCGAGCGCGGAGTCGTGGATCGCGATGTGCACGCTGGCGTCGTCGGAGGGATGCGTCTGCACCGGCACCCCGCGCGCCATCAGCATGTTCTCGTTCTCCGCCAGGCGGCCCTGCACGTCGGATGGGGAGTCCGGGATCGGCAGTGCCTTGCCCGCGGCCAGCGAGTCGTACAGCCACTTCAGCTCCAGCGGCTGCGAGCTGGACACGCCGCGGTCGAAGAGATCGAAGATCTTCTGCACCTCGGCCGCCTGGTTCTTGGGAACCGGGGCGCCGGTGCCGACCTCGACGAGGATCGACGCGGGCAGGTCGTTGCTGTTGAACACGAACGCCTCGACAAGGTGGTTCTGCCCGGCCAGCTGGATCTGCTTGTTGGGCGGCCAGTACTGGCGGATGTCCTCCAGGGTGAGCTTCACGAGGCTGGCGATCTCGGAGCGGATCGCCTTCAGGATGGGGCCCACGCGGCGGTCGTCCTGCTCGGCGAGGAGCGCCATCGCGGAGTACGCGCTGACGCCGCCCGGCGTGGTTCCCAGCGACACCTCGCCGGTGCCTGCCACCTTGTCCATGTCGAGGTCGTGCATCTCCACGTCCTCTTTGATCCACGGACCGACGCCGGTGCCCTGCGTCTCCTGCGGGTAGTCGTGGCCCTGCCGGACGTTGATGATCTCCATCACCTTGCCCTCCGGCATGGAGGCGATCTCCAGCGAGCCGGGGCGGGCGTAGATGCGGCCCAGGCCGCCGCGGTCCTTCATCTCGATGTACTGCGAGCGGGAGCGGTTGCGTTCGCGTTGCGGCCCGAGCAGGGGCTCCACGACGCCGACCGCCCAGAAGCGGTTGGGGATGCGGTGGTACTTGAAGAAGCGCACGCCGTGTGTCCAGCAGCCGTCGACGACGTAGGGCAGCCTGTCCTGGGAGTTCAGCAGCTGCTCCTGCGTCCACCACACGGTGCGTCCCTGGGGGAACTGCTGGGTGGGCATCTGGTAGCCGGTGGAGACCAGCGTCTGCCCCTTCAGCTTGATCGGGTTGCCCTCGCTGTCGGTGCCACCCACCGCCTGCTGGTCGGTGGACACCATGCTCTGCGCGGGCACCCGCTTGCCGAACATATCGAGCACCTTGTTCACGTCCACGGGGCGGTCCAGGATCAGCCACGGGAAGTTGCGCTCGTTCTCGATCCCCGGCGGCGGCACCACGTTGAACGGGGACAGTGGCTCCCAGCACAGCTTCCCCGAGTAGCCGGGCTGCATCTGCGCCTGCGTCCCGTTCTGCACCGCCTGGGACACCTGATCGTACGCCTGCGGGCCCTGCATCATCTGCCCGTTCTGGTCCATCGGCTGCATCCCCATGTACGAGCCCTGCGTGGGGTCGAAGCGGCACTGGATGCCCGACGTGCCGTACGCGCACATCTTGAGCAGCGTCTCGAAGATGCGGTCCTCGGCCTCCAGCTCCTCGGTCCAGCAGTACTCCACCGCGCGGTTGGCCTGCGAGGCGAACTCGATGGAGCGGATGTCGTCCTCGCGGAAGAACAGCTGGGGGCGGAAGTCGTCAGTGGCGAGCTTGCCCGCGATCGTCCAGTAGTACTGGGTGATCACGTTCACCACGTAGCGCTCGCGGTTCGCCGGGTTGGCGAGGTTCATCACCCGCTGCGTGCGCTTGTCCCAGCCCACCCACTGCTTGTTGGCGAGGTAGGAGCGGCACAGCTGCCAGTCCGCCTCGTAGCGTTTGCGGTCCTGCAGTCCCTGCTTGCGGCGGTCCAGCCAGATCTGCAGCGCGGGGTCGACGTTGCTCTGCGAGACAACCGCGTCGGGGTTGCGGTAGGGGACGACGCTCACCCGAACGCCCCGTCGTCAGGGAACGCCTCGTCGGCCATCGTCAGCCGCTCGTCGGGCGTCCGGGTGACCATCGGCTCAGGCATCGGCGGCGGCGTCCACGGGTTGCCCGCGAGCAGCATGATGCGGTCGAGCAGCGTCTTGCGCTCGGCCTCCCACGCCTGGCGCTCGCGCTCGTGCTCGCGAACAGCCCGCTCGTACGCGCGCCGGTAGAACACCTACTTCGTCTCCTCCGACGCGGCCTCCTCGGGCGGCGGCACTTCCTCTTCACCGAGGAAGTCCTCGGCGGGCAGCGGCCGTCCTGCTTGCAGGCTGTCGTGCAGCCACTCCAGCGGCATCGGGCGCACCGCGTTCAGCGAGTTCTCGAAGATCGTCAGGATGTCGTGCACGGACGAGGCGAGCGCGGAGTCGATGTACGTGTACTTGCCGTCGTCGTAGATGTGGTCGTTGCCGTTGGCCTTCTCGTCGCCGTTGGCCTTCTCTTCCTTGTCGGCTTTCTTCGCCTTCGCGGCGGGCATCACGGCCTCCTCAGATAGGTGCTCTGCTTGAGCATTCGATGGTGGTATTCGCGCAGGGCGGGAGGATCCATCTGAACGGGGCGCCTCCCCGCTGTGATCCCGATGGCTGTCGAGTCCATGTCACCGCGCCCTGCGCGAATCCTGTTTGAGAGCGACGCCTGCTGGTTCTGCGAAGCCTGTTTGCGGGTCTCGGGGGCGGTGCGCAGCGACCTGTTGCGGGCGGCCGACTGCATCGGCCCCGTGCTCGGAGGAGCACCGGCGCGAGCAGCTTTGCGGGCGGCCTTTCCCTGGGACTCATTCAGCACTCTTGCGTGGCCTCCCCGGCTTCGCCTTCAGCTCGGCGTCAGCCTTCACCGTTTCCCCCAACCACACTTTGAAATCTTCCCGGCTGACGACCTTGTTGTCGCGCGCATCGGCGAGTTCGTCTTCCAGGATCTGCACGCGGAACAGCAGTTCGCCGCGCTCGTCGTGGAGCTTGCGCGCCTCCTCAGGGACGATGCAGCCGATCAGGTGGGCCATCTGGGTGACGCACGAGGAGCAGATGTAGACGTGCCCGGTGAAGATCTCCGCGCCGTGCGCGGTGTTGATCGTCACCTCTTCGATCCTGGTGTCGATGAACGGCCCCGTGTCGGACTTGCACGCCATGCACCACGTCGGCGAGTACGTCGCGTGCTGCACCAGGTTCAGGTCACCCATTCAGCCTCCCATGTACAGGGCTTGCGCGGCCCGTCCCCGGGCTCGTTCGATGAGCCGCTCAGCGTAAACCTCGCGTAGGTCGTCGGGCCCTGGATCCTCCGGCTCGTGCGGCGTCGGCGGTCGCGACATCACCGCGTAGCGCAGCGCATCGAGGGCGTGGTCGTTGCGTTTGATGATGTCGTCGGTATCGTCTTTCAACTTCGCGGAGGGCAGCTCGCGGATCAGGTTGCGGCACGTGTTGAAGATGCGCAGCTGCGGCTTGCCGTCGATCATCGTGATCAGCATGTCGTCCAGCCGCGCCCACCCTCCCAGCCGTTCGTTCTGAGCTTTCGCGCAGAAGATGCCGCGGTCGGACAGCTCCATCGCCACCGACTCGTACGTCCCGTGGTGCGCCCAGCACGACGGATCCAGCCACGACACGGAAGGAGCGAGGTTGTGAAGCTCGCGTATCTCCTTGATTTTGCGGGAATGCCAGCCGACCCCGTGCTCGGACTCGTAATGCTCGGCGACTACGAACCAATGTCCCTCTGGGCCAATGGCGATCCACAGGCAGCAGAAGGGGTTTTGGTATCCGTAATCGATGCCCTCCATAATCTCCCACCAGCTGGGGATCGGGAACGGCTCCGTGACGTGAATGTCCTGATCAAACGCTTTGAAGCGTTTGCCGCCGAACGCACCCCACTGTCCGAGGATGAAACGCTTGTAGTAATCCGGGTTCGATTTTTCGGTCCGGATACGCGAGGAGAAATACTTGGGGTCTAGGTTCTTCTGATTGTCCCAGAGGGTCACAGAAATGCGCCGACACCAGGGTTTCTTTGTCTCCTCGTTGACGAAGCGGCGGTGCACCCAGTGGTCCTCAGGGCCCGGGTTTGCAGCGAGAAGCATCTTGCCCGGGCCCCGAGGGTCTGAGAGACGCCCCAGCAGCTCCTCGTACAGCTGGGCGTCTGCTTCCTCGTCGAGTTCTTCGACCTGATCGATGAAGGCCGCGTTCAGCGACAGGTTGCGCAGCTTGGCCTTCGCGTCGTCGCGATTCTCCAGGGAACGAAAGAGGATCTCCGCGCCGTTGCGTAGGTAGATCGTCTCGTCGGAGGCGCGGTACATCTTGACCAATTCCGGTGGGCAGGTGGGCGGCAGATCGCCTTCCCCGCGGAGGAAGACCGCCTGAGTGGAGTCCCTAAGCTCCCGGTACGTCTTCCGGGCGATCAGATACCGCCCACCATGTGTCCATGCCCAGGCGAGCAGCTTCTTGCACGCCGCCTGCGTCTTGCCGCCGCGGATCGAGCCGTCGAACAGGATCTCTTCGACGTCGGGATCGTCGCACGCCTGGAAGAACTCGCTCTGGATCGGGGTCGGGCGGAAACCGTCCTCGACGCGGAGCGTGTTGCCCTTGCGAGAGACCTTCGTTACGCGGGTTTCGGTGTGCGCCGCCACTGCGTCGCCGCGGTCGTCACGTACTCGATCTGGGTGACTTCCTGCTGCACCTCTTGGCGCTGCGTCGGCCTACCCCACTTGTGCTCCAGCAGCATCTTCGCGGCGGCCTGCGCGATGCGCTCGTCGTCGGACTCCAGCTGCGCCTCCAGCACCTCGATGGCGCGCGGCTCCAGGCGGGACAGCTCCTGCTCGCGCTCGGCCTTGGTGGGGAACTTGGGCGGGATCGGGCGCCGCGGTGTGGTGCGCTCGACCTCTTTGCGCTTCATCTCCTTCTTGGCGAGCCACTTGATGCGGCCTTCCTCCAGCGCCTTCAGGTGCTCGGGGGTCGGCCTGTACGTGCGCCGCTGCGGGGTCAGCTCAACCGGCTCGTCAGCCACGGGGAGATCGTACTGCGTCGATCTGACATCAGCCGCCCATGCCGCGCTTCTTGCGGGAGCGGCGCAGCTTGTTGCGGAGCTTGCGCGGGATCCGCGTGCCGGGCGTCTTCGGCGTGGTCTCGGGAAGCTGGCCCTGGCGCAGGTCGATGCCCGCGTTCTTCATCATCTGCATGATCTCGTCGGGGCCGGGCGGCGAGATCGGGTGGGCCGCCTTCGCACCCGCCTGCTCGGTCGCCGCTTCCATCATTCCCTTGTACAGCAGCGGATCAGCTTGCTCTGGACCCATCGGGTGCTTGCCGCGGCCGAGGATCGTTTCCGGCGCCCCGATCTGCATCGGCTTGTTGCGGCCGCCAGGCTTGATGCGCGCCTGCGGCTCGATCTGCTTGCTGATCGCGCGCCACACGCCACGCACGTTAGGGGCGATGTCGAAGGGACCGAACCCGGGAGCGTCGGGCAGCGGCCCCTGGTAGCCGAAGCGAGGGCTTTTGCCGGGGTATCCGGCGCCGGTCTGCCCCTGGCGGAGGCGCTGCTGGAACGTCTGTTTGGAGCGCAGCGTCTCGGCGGGGATCTCGGTGCCCAGACCGCGCTCCTTGGCGACCATCCACATGCGGTTGACGTTGGTCTGGATCGCCTCCATCGCCCCCTCCGGCGACCATCCGGCCTGCCGCAGCCCGTCGTACATGCGCTTGTAGATCTGCGGCTCGTAGAACTGGGTGGCCTCCGGTGGGCGCCGCTGGTAGTAGGAGATCGGCACGTTCTGGCGGCTCATCGGGGCGAGGAACTCCTTGGGCGGGACCGGCTCGATGTTGGAATGCGGGCCGGTGCCGAGTGGCTCGCCTTTGCCCTTGCCGCCCCACGAGATGAAGCCGGGCGGCAGCGGCTTGCGAGCGGGCCCGGGCCGGAACGCCTCGGGGCCGATCACACCGCCGGGGAAGCGCGCCTCGGGGTTCAGCTGCGGCATCTTCGCGTACTCGGGGCCGAGTGGCTGCGGGTACAAGCTGGGGTTCTGCCGTAGCTCCAACCAGGGGTCCTGGGAGCTGCCCATGCGGCGCCGCAGGTTGAGTTCCGTGTTGGCCTGCACGTTGGCGTCGCGGTGCGCTTCGAAGGACTTTCGGAACTGGCTCTCCAGCATCCCGTGGGCTTGCTTCGTCTTGCTTATGAAGCGGGAGAAGCTCTGCGGCGTGACCTTCTGGCCGGGGTACATGTCGCCGCCCAGAGCGTCCTGTAGCCGCGTCTGCTGGGTGCCGATCTGGTTCGCGAGGTCGTGCCAGAACCCCATCGTGGCCGGGTCGCCGGTGGTGGACTCCATGAAGCGGGCGTGCGTGTACAGGTGGTTGGCGGCGAGCAGGCTGTTGCGCGCCGCCGACGCGGCGTCCTTCGCGGCCTGCGGCTGGACCGCCTTGAGCAGCCCGCGAGCGTGCATTTGCCACACCGGGTCGACTCGCTCGTGCAGCGCCTGCGCCTTCAGCATGTGCTCCTCGGTGGCGCGCGCCCACTGCCCCATGCCTTCCGTGTACTGGCCGGGGGTGATGATCCCCTGCTGCAACCCCGTGGGATGCAGCCGTTGTTCGGCGGTGCGCAGCGGGTGCGTCAGCCACTGCTTGCCGACCTGCAGCGGTCCCTCCACGGAGCCCACAGCCAGATCGCGCGGCAGCAGGCCCAGCTGGATGCCGAGGTTGAGGGCGTGGCTGCCGGTGTGCGGCACACCGTGCAGGACGTCGATGCGGCGGCCGGTGGGACGCATCCCCGGAGCGGCGACGCCGTGCGGAAGGGCGGCACCGAACGCGGTGCGGCGTGGCGGAGATGGGGCGAGGCCCCCGGCGAAGCGGCGGCCGGGTGTGGCCGTCTTGTCCACCGGCTCGCTGAACCCGGCGCGGGGCAGCAGGCCGCCCAGCGCGTGCTCGAAGCTGAAGGCGAGCGGGAACTCGCGCACGGCGCGCGGCGCCGTCACGTCGCCGAGCCCGACGTCGCCGCCAGGGCCTTTCTGGCGCAGCGCAGCGAGCGGGTGCTGGGTCGCTTTGTACAAGCTGTACCCGGCCAGCCCCAGACCGGCGGGGATGCGTGTCTCGGGGAGCAGGAAGGGCGCCGCTTCGGTGCCCGCGATGAGGGTTTTGGCGATCGGCCCGGCGATGTCGGAGGTGGCTTTCGTGCGCTTGCGTAACGCAAGGTTGTGTACGACGTCGAGAGGCGTCACCCGCGGCCCGGCGGTGGGCCTCCCGTACGTGGGGGTGGTGTACTGCCCGCCGCCGCGCGCCTGCCCGCGGGTCTGCTCGGTGACGATGGGAGTCGCTCTATTAGTTACACGCGCGCGCGCGCGAGGGCGCGCGTGTGTACCTCCGTATGTCTGTCCGCCGCCGTGCTCTCCCATCGGGGCGCGTCGTGCCACGGCTTCGGAGAATAGAGAGCCCGTCGGTCAACCTGATCCCAAAGGGAGGGAAAAACGATCAGCCGACGGGCTCTGCTTCGTGAGCTAGATGCTCCGTCCCTATCTTAACGCCGGGTCGTGCGCGTGCATCGCCAGGTAGTAGGAGATCGCGTGGCGCACGACGATGGACAGGTTCACTTCACGCCGCGCTGCCAGGGCTTCCAGCCGAGCCTTCGTCTGCGGGTCGATCCTCACCGTTACGCTCGTCGAGTCCGCCATCGTCATCACCTTCCTCCGTGGCGAGGCCGGGGATCATCACGTACGCCGAGCCGTGCATCATCACCGTGGCGAGGTCGTCCATCGACAGCTCGTCGAGTTGCGCGTTGTCCTGCGCGACGATGACGCTCGCCACGTCGTCGCCGCCCTTGTCGACGGTGCCGTGCTGGGAGACCATCAGGTCCCCCAGCGCGGTGAGCAGCATGTCGTGGTCGGGGATCTTCCCCGAGTCGAGGATGTAGATGACGTACACCCTCATCGCTCCAGCTCGGCGATCGCGTTGTCGATGGCGGCCAGCACCCCCTCCTTCGTGGACAGCTCATCGTCATTCATGCGGGCGACGGCTGCAATCACGTGCTCGTTGGAGTGCTGCTCGATGTTGTTGGCCGTGAGGATCAGCCGGGCGGCCCGCTCGATGCGCTGCGTGGCCGACTTCGTGGCGGGGAAGCCCACCTTGTACGAGGCGGCCTGCAGGGCGCCGCTCATGCACCACGCGGCGGCGTGCGGCGAGTCGGCCTCCACAGGATTGCCGCTCTCGTCGACGGCGATCTCGTGGTGCACCCACCCCGCCTCCAGCAGAATGCGCGCCTCGCGCAGGGTCTGCAGGGTGTAGTCGGCATTCGACTTCTGGTTGGGCTGGCGGCGCGGCGGCCCCTCGCCGGGCTTGCGCCGCACGATCTTGGTGCGTGTGTCCTGCTGCCGCTCCAGGATGGAGAGCAGCCGGTCAACCGGTGTTGACGCCATTCTTCTCACCTCTTCGTGTCTTGATTTCGTTCACCCACTGCTTGCGCACTCCGGGGCGCTCCAGGAACGCGACCGGGTTCTTGTAGATGTCCCCGTATGTGCTGCTGAGCACGAACATCCCGTCGGCGAAGTCGCCGTACAGCTGGCCGAGCACGCAGCGGTTGCCGCACTCCATGTCCAGCTTGCGCGGGTTCACCTTGTGCGCCCACCCCGGGTACACCTCGTCGAGCATGGCCGCCTTCTCGACCACGGCGCGCTCGTTGGTGGTGGGGGTCTCCGGCATGAAGCCGGGGATCGTGGGCAGTCGGTACTTCAGCATTGCTTCCTCCTACTCGTTGCTGTTCTGGCCGTAGCGCACGTACACCTTCCCCACGCCGTCGACGAGGACGGTGCGCACGTCCCACGTGCCGGGCGGCAGCTTGCCGCGCTTGTACGCCTTGCGCAGCAGGCTCCCGGCGTTGGAGGCCGCCTTCGGCTTCTCCTCGTAGCGCCGGATGCACGCCCAGTAGCCGGGCCGCTGCATGACGATCGACAGCACCTCGGTGTACCACGGGTCGCGACCGGTCGGGCCTGGCCGCCCCTCGGGCGGCTCTTCCCAGATCACTTCGATACCGTTACTCACTCTCACCTCCTCCCTTTGTACGACATTGTACCACATTTCCCTAGGGAGAGGAGGAGGAGGGCCTCGCAACCGCCGGGTAGCCAGGCCCTCCTGTGACCGGAGCCGCCAGGCCCCCGGTCGAACATACATGCTACCCTCCGGGGGTTCCAAGCGCCAGGACGTGGGGCGTGGGCTACCAGCTGTAACGGCCACTGCCCCGTACCGGGGTGATCCCGTGCGCTCCACGTCCGGCACCACGGTTACTCTCCGCTCGTGCAGTACCAGATCCGCGAGATCGGCTCGGTGGGCAACAGCCGCCGTGTGCTCGTGGACTTGACGGTGACCGACCCGGCGGACTACCAGAACGGGCTGGTCATCGACCCGGCGAAGGTCGACCTCGACCACATCGACTCGATCACCCCGGTCGGCATCGACGCCGGTGGGGTGTGCCTGTTCGACCCGTTGGTGAAGAAGGTGCGCGTGTTCACCGGCGGCGGCGGTGGCTCGCAGGGTGTGCCGGGGCCGCCGGGTGCTGACGGGGCGACCGGTCCTGCGGGGCCGACGGGGGCGCCGGGTGCGACCGGCCCCCAGGGTCCCCCGGGTCCGGCGGGTGTGAACTCGTCGGTGCCGGGGCCGACCGGTCCGACGGGGCCGCCGGGGCCAATGGGCCCGGTGGGTCCGACCGGCAGCGCGGGCGCGACGGGACCGGCGGGCGCGGTCACGGTCTTCGAGCAGCCGGGCGACCCGTCGCCGCAGCCCTCGGGGGTGTTATGGATCGACACCGACGCGCCGGTCGGCACGGGTATCGCGGGGTTGGAGTGGGAGGATGTGGGGGTTTCGGGGGCGTCGGCGTGGGTGCCGGTCAGCCTGGTCGACGCGAAGGGCGACCTGCTTGCGGCGACGGCCGACAACACGGTTGCGCGTCTGCCGGTGGGCACCAACAACCAGGTGTTGACCGCCGACTCGACGCAGGCGACCGGCGTGAAGTGGGCGACCCCGGCAGGCGGTGGTGGGGCGCTGACGCTGTTGTCCACGACGACCATCGGCACGGCAGCCAACTTCGACATCACCGGCATCGTCGGCACCTACAACGATCTGGTCCTGATGCTGATCGGTCGCTCGTCGTGGACGAGCAACCACGATGGCCTCCAGATCCAGTTCAACGGTGACAGCGGCAGCAACTACTCGCGGCAGGACGTGCGCGGCACGGGCACCAGCGCTCTGGCTGCCCAGGGGATCGCCTTGTCCAGCATTCAGACTCCCGATGCGCTTCCCACCGTCAACGCGCTCGCGAACAGCTTCGGGATCGTTGAGATCGTCATTCCCGGCTACGCATCTACCGCGTGGTCGAAGACCCTACTGATCAAGGGTGGGCATCTTGAGGGCCAGTCGGGCGGCGAGATGACCACGTTCCAGACAACCGGCCACTGGAACAACACCGCCGCCGTCACCCGCGTCACGTTGCAGCCGGTAAACACTCCCTTCACGTTCGTGACCGGTTCCCAGCTTCGCGTCTACGGGAGAACGTGATGCCGTCCTTTCCGACGACGACGCACATCCAGTTCGGCGACGCGTTGAACGTGACGGATCTGGGGTCGGGCCAGATTCGTGTGGACGGGCAGGGTTCGGTGGGTCCCACGGGGGCGACGGGGCCGCAGGGTCCTGCTGGCCCGGCGGGCACGGGCGGCATGGTGAAGCTTTTCGACTCGTTGCTGGGGGCGGACGCGGCGTCGATCGACACGGGCGCGGGCGGCGTGGCGGCGGGGTACGCGTGTTTGGAGGTGCGCATGTTTGTGCGCACCGACGAGGCGTCGGACCCCGGCCAGCTGTACGTGCGGTTGAACAACGACTCGACGGCGATCTACGATTGGCAGCGGGCTGGTGGGTCGAACGTGACGGCGATCGCGTCCACGATCAACGGCGACACGGGGTGGGCGTGTTTGTGTGCGTCGTCGAGCATCGCCAACAACTGGGGGGCGGTCACGATGTCGATCCCCAATTACGACAACACGCTGTCCTGGAAGGCAGCGACGTGGGTGGACGCGTACAACGTGTCGTCGGGCTCGGGCCGCGCGTTCGTGCGGGGCGGCTTGTACCGGTCGGCTTCGGCGGTCAGCCGCATCGCGGTGACGTGCTTGAACCCGGCGCAGAAGCTGCGGTCTGGGTCACGGATGACGGTGTGGGGGGCGTGAACTAGGTGCCGAACCAGATTCGGGTGCGCACCGCGGCGGGGTGGACGGACTTGATCTACCCGGGTCCGCAGGGTCCGGCGGGGCCGCAGGGTGCGGTGGGTGCCACTGGTCCGGCGGGTCCGACGGGCGCCACGGGGGCGACGGGCTCGCAGGGGCCGACGGGGCCGCAGGGCGCGCAGGGTTTGCCCGGCTCGACGGGCGCAACGGGCGCGACGGGCGCAACGGGTCCGGCTGGTCCTGGTGTGCCGACGGGCGGCGCGACGGGGCAGGTGTTGCAGAAGACGTCGGGCACCGACTTCGCGACGGGGTGGGCGACGGCAGCACCCGCTGCGGACGTGCAGACGTTCACTGCCAACGGGACGTGGACGAAGCCCGCCAACGCGACACAGGTGCGCGTGTTCGCCATCGGCGGCGGCGGTGGCGGCGGGCGCGGTGAACTCAGCGCCACAGCCACTCAGGGGGCTGCCGGTGGTGGTGGCGGCGGGCTGGCGGACCGAACGTTCCGCGCCTCCGATCTGCCTGCCACAGTTGCCGTGGGCGTCGGCCAAGGCGGTCTCGGTGGAACCGCTGGGAGCGGACAGGGCGGCACGAACAGCACGTTCGGCACGCTGCTCGTAGCTGGTGGTGGAGGTGGCGGCTTCGCAGCGACGGCGGGCAACGCGGGATCGGGCGGTGCCGGTGGTGGCTACGGGAGCGCCGGGGCTGACTTCGTGACGACGACGAACACCAGTCCTCTCGGCGGCGGTCTTGGTGGTTCTCAGCAGCTTGTTGCTGGTGTCAGCGCGAACCAACTCAATGCGTCTAGCCCGTGGGGCGGCGGCGGCAGTTGCTGGGGTCGGGGCGGCGGGCACGGTGGGGGTGGTGGTGGCGGCGGCAGCAGCGCAACTGGTAACGCTGGCTACGCGGGCGGCAACTCACTTGGTCTCGCGGGCGGTGGCGGCGGCTGCGGTGGGTGCAACAGCGCGGGTCCAGCCGGGTTCGTCGGCGGTCTCGGCGGTCGCTCTGCGTGTGATTTCACCGTTGCCCCACAGGGCGGTGGAGCGGCAGCCGGTGTCGCCGGAGCCAACGGGGCTGGCCCCTCCGTCGGTCTCGGAGGCGATGGCGGCGGGGGAGGTGGGGGGAACTCTGGCTCTGGGGTGGGCGGCAGGGGCGGAGACGGTGGTTCGTACGGCGGGGGCGGAGGTGGCGGCGGCGCGAGTGGATCGACCGGCACTCGCGGCATGGGCGGCAACGGCGCCCCCGGCATCGTCGTCGTCATCTCATGGTGAGGAGGATCCGGTGGACGTTGTGAGCGACACCCTGGCGGGCACACAGCCGGAGCTTGAGGATCCGCCGCCGGTGATCGAGCTGAACGCGCCGTTGCCCAGTTCGCTGACGGAGGTGTCGGGCACTGATCTACTTGGGCACGTGATCCGCGTGGAGATCATCGTGTACACAACGGACTGATGCCCGGGGTGATGCAGCCGTCGTTGGTGCGGTCGCGCAAGCTGTTCGCGCTGACGATGAACCTGGTGTGCTTCAGGTGCGGCCGCCACCCGGCGGAGCTTGAGGGCGACCGTTGGCGGGCGACGGGCTATTCGAAGGTCCACGGGCACTGGGCGGTGTGCGAGGAGTGCTACCTCGCCGATCGCGCGGCCCGTGCAGCTTCTCCATCCACTGCTGCTGACGGCAGTTAGCGCACCACTGGGAGGCGGTGCCTTTGCTGTTGCCGACGGTGGGGCGCCCGCAGTTTTTGCATTCCCCGGCGTACAGGGTGTGTTTGCGCTCGGTGACCTTGGCGATCGTGCGCTGCCTGTTCTCGGGGCGGGCGTACCATTCGCGCGCGTACGCCCGCCGCTTCTCGGGGTCTTTCCTCGGCACCTACAGTCCCCGCCGGAACCGCTTGTGCTGAGTCTGGCCCTGGGCGGCCTGCTGGAGCAGCTGCTGGATGTGTTCGCTCATCTGCGCGTGGTAGCTCTTGGTGCTGCTCCCCGGGGTGGGCGCCCACGTCGTGGTGGGGATCGGCACTTTCCGGGTCGTCCCTCGCGCGCGCGCGCGTGTAACTAGAGAGGCGGGCAGTTTCTCGACGGGCGTGCCCGGGTAGTTGTCGGCCAGTGTGGGCACCAGTGCGGCGGGTGCGTACAGGGTTTTGGGGTACGCGTACTGGCAGCGGAACCCGTCGTCGGCGTGCACCACTTTCCCCCACCCGTTGATCTGTCCGTACACGGTGCCTTCCATGCAGTAGTCGATGGTGCGCGCCGCGTAGATGCCGCACCGGCAGTTCTCGTCGGGGCTCGTGTGCTGGGTGGTGGTGACGCGCAGCTCCCACATGAACCCGGGGGGCGGCACGCTGCGCGGGGTGCGCACGTTGAGGAGCCCGGGGTCGGGGCCGGGCGACACGTCGGCGTCGATCCTGCTGTCGGAGCCGGACCCGTCGACGGGCACCAGGTCCCAGTAGTGGTGCAGCTGCGGCCCCGGCCCCCCTTTGCAGCGGGCCTCCATGCGCTCCCCCGGCAGCCACAGCACGTGCCGGGTGCACGCCTGCAATGTCGGCCTGCCGTCGTGGATCGCCACCTGCCAGCTTCTCCAGCCGACGATCGGCTCGATGCTGTCGGGCACGATCATGCGCCCACCCCCGTCGAGCCGGACCCGCACCCGGCGGCGACGAGCAGCAGCCAACCGCTGGCGATCACCGCGACGGCGATGAGCAGCGTCCACGCGAACCGGGTCATGCCCCACCCCAGCTTGCCGAGCTGGTGCCGTTCGCGTTCACGGTGATGCTGACGCGCGGGTACTTGTACGAGCAGTAGTTGATGCCGAGCGCCCCCAGGCACACGTGGAACTTGCCTTGCGTCCACACCGTTTCTGTGCTGGCCCCCGTCATCCCCGTGCAGAACTCGTTCGTGCAGTTGCCCCCGATGTTGCCGTCGAACGCCCACCCCGCGTGCGTGTCGGCGGGCCACCGGTCGCGGTGCATGTACGTCACCTTCAGCCCGTTCCAGCACCAGCGGGCCTGCTCGTTGTACGTGAACACCGTCAACCCGAGCAGATTCGAGCGGGTCGCCCGCGCCCACCGGGTCCTGCAGCGTCCCGCCGCCGCGTCCGGGGAGTAGCCGTACAAGCCGGGGCTCTCCGTGAGCGTCCCCGTCGCCCCGCTTCCCGTCCCACAATCCACGTCCTTGAAGTAGCAGCCGCCCCCGTCCGAGGGGATGTTCGGCTCCGTACCCCCGGCAGCGACCGGAACCACGGCCAGCGCCACCACCATCACACACAAGCTGAGTCTCACCTCAAAGCCTCCGATACTAGGTAAACCACGCTCAACACCCCGACGCTCGCGACGAGCGTCCACGCGAACCGGTGCCCCCAATCAGGCGGGGACGAGCGGCTTCGCCTCGACTTCCTTCTCAGGCTCCCGCTCCCTGCCGGGAACAGGCTCCTCGACGGGCTCGATGACCGTCGTCTCACGCTCCGTGCCGATCTCCACGAACCTCACCCTCCTCCGTCACGACCGCCGTCATGCCCATCACGTTCAGCATCCCCTCCGCCGCCGCCAGCACATGCTCAGCCATCGTCCTCAGCGTCTCCATCTCCGACCGCAACGCCTGATTCTCCGAGCGCAAGAACAGCAGCTCCTGATAATCAGCGTGCTGCTGACCGATCTCGTCGCGCAACGCCTGAATCTCAGCCAGCGCGTCCCGCTCCTCCAAGAGTCTCACCTCCTTGGTTCAAGTATATCACAGGTTCGTATCCCGTCCGGCCCAACCCCCATCATTGACTGAACGCCCACGAGCCGGTGGTCCAGGATCGAGCTACCTGGTCGCACCGTGCACGGCTCGTTCACAAGCTGGGGGGGACAACAGGGGGGGATGTGCACAGGCAGTCCGCGTGGGTCGCCCGCTGCGCGGGCCCCCGACCCACGAACAGCCGCACCCCCCGCTGGTTCAAAACCCCCCGTTATCGGAGACCCGGTGGACATGGGGCCGGGGGTTCAAAACTCCCCGAAAACCACAATCTCCCGTAGATGGGGCCCTCGCTACGCTCGCTCGGCAGCCCTGGGCCCACGATCACCCCCGGGGGGGTCAGGCCGAGCGTTTATGCGCTCTTATGCGCGAGTTCACCCGAGAGGATGGTCGAATCCGGTTCGGCCGGGGACGTCTACGCGCACCCGGGCAGGCGTTGAGTGCCTACGTACTGCCTACGCTCCTTTGCCTAGGCATTGCCTAAGCAAACCGGGGGAATAGATCGGGCCTCTCGTTCGTTGCACCCTGTGCGGGCCGCACCGACGCAAGGGTGCGACCTCGCCGCCGGGTAGGAATTCCTCGGCGTTAAAGACAGGGCTAGAACCCCGCGCAATTCCTCTACTGATTATCGGGAGAATCGCTCCGAAGATCGTCCCTCTCTCCCTCGGGAGTTTCCTGGGAATTAGCGCAAGAGTTAGGTTCCCTCTTGCGGTGATTCTCGGAGAATTCCCTCTGGGAACGCTACAAGAAAGGACGGTACCAAAATGCCTGCAAGGGCGAAGGCAACTCCGGTTGGCAACACGAAGGGGAACGGTGCGACGATTCCTCAGCGCAAACCACCGGCGATTAGCTACACGGATCACCCGACGCTCGCCCCGTCGGAGGAGTTGACGAAATTCGTGACGGATCTCGTTGCGAATCTCGTCGCCGCGAAGGTGCCGGGCGAGGAGGCGCGGAAGATCGCGCTCCAGACGGCGATCGACAGCGGCAAGTTCAACGCAAAGCCCGTCGCAAAGGCGGCCGCAACTCCCGCGAAAACTGTCACGCGAACGCTCAAGGGAATTCGCGCGGACGAGCGGGTCGCTGTTGCCGCTTCCGAGGCGGTCAACGAGAACCGGGACGCGGCGGAAATCCGCGGCTCTATTGTCGGCGCAATCGAAGCTCTCAAGTGGAACCTTAACGAGCTGGGATTGCCCGTCAGAATTCCGGCGGTCAATGAGGACGGAACTCCCGTCGTCGACGAGGCCACCGGAGAGCCGATGGAGATGCTCACCGAGATCGGCGAGCACTTGCAAGCGGTCGTTGCTCCGGCAGTTGCGGAGATCGATCGGCGGATGAAGTCCGACATCGTGATCTAATCCCTCGCGAATCGCCCCTCGCAATTCCCTCCGGGGAGTTGCGGGGGGCTTTTCATTGGGAATTGGGTTTGCAGGACGGGCAACGGCCGTTGCCAGAACCGGCAGCTGGTCGTTGCCCGGCGGGGCGACAGGAGGAGAGTCGGTCAAGTCTGTCCGGTACAGAACGCTCGCGCGATCGTCGCGAACGTTGTGTAACGGTCGGAATCCTCTGGCCGTGTGAGGAAGGGACGGTACAAAATGCAACTCGGATCCGAGCACTACGATCCTGAGTTTATCGCACCCAGCGTTCATCGTGAGCGCTGGGAATACCAACGGGCGCTGGTTCTGGACAGCGACCCTCCGCCCGGTCTTGCGGTGCTCGCCAAAATCAAGTACCGCAAAGGCGAAAAGCTCACGCCCAAGACGCAAACCGCGTCGAAGGCTGTCGGCCGTGCCTCCGCGAAACTGCAACCTGTCGCCAGGCGATTCCTCGCCCAGCGGCGGCGCGACAGGATCCGGAACGCACGATGAGCAACTCGTTCAAAAAGCCCGCGCGCTCCCGGCAAGCGATAAGCCGCGGGCTCAAACAGAAACTCTCCGCGTACGAAAAAGGGTCGATCACCGGCCTCGAGATGCGCGGAATCCTGATCGCCGCCGCCGCCGACGTGCGGCGGGAAGCGTTCGCCTCCATGAGGCAGCTTCCCCTGGCGATCAAATAACCGCCGAACCGCGAGGGATTCGGCGGAACGCAGCACAAGGCCCGGCACCGCGCTGACGGGAGCGGCGCGGTGCTGGGCCTTTGTGCGCGGGCCGGGCAGCCGGTCAAGTCTGTGGAAACAGAACGAGGGGCGTTCGCGGTGCGTGCAACCCGTGGCGCCCCTCGTGGTGTTTCCACAACACAAAGGGAGAGGACAATGACACCGATTCCGCTGGTCGAACTCGACGACACCGTGGAGGTCGAGCCCACGCAGGAAACGCTGCAGGAAGTCGAGCAGGAAACGAGCTTCCTCGGCAACGTGCTGAAGCTCGTCAACAAAATCCGTGGCAAGCACGGCAAGGACGCGCTGTACGAACTGCCGCAAGGCGTGATCAGCAGCGGCTCGCAATGCGTGCTCGCCAGGGCGTTCGTCGACTTCTCGCCCGACCACAGCGTGTGGGTCGACGGCCAATCCGTCGACTGGTACGACGCGAACGGCAACTTCCGCTCGTTCGGCTTCTACGGCGAATTTGAGGAACTGACTATCTTCGTCGACCGCTTCGACGACGGCGAATACCCGGAGCTGACGACCTACGAGGAGGAGGAACTGTGACCTCGTGGATTCTCCTCGGCCTACTGCTCGTCACCGCGCTGTTCAACGCGTGGCTGGTGTACGAAAACAACGACATGCGCGACCGCATGGCACGCGCCACCGTGCTGCTCGACGACCTCGACGCGATGCTCGTCGAAATGCAGAACAACGTGGGACGCGTCGACCACCTGAACGAGCAGCTGATTACCGAAAACCAACGGCTGCTCGAAAGCAACCTGTCGCTGTCAGGCGTCGAATGGAGGGCACGGCCGTGAAACCAACACGGATCGTGCACACCATCGACGACGACCTGCGCAACTACAGGGACGGCAAACCCAGCAGCCTGTCGCCGGGAACGTTGCCCCGCGACAGGCCCGACCGAACGGAACGCATCCAATGGATGCGCGACTGGGCGAAGCAACACAAACGCGACGTCAGCAAAGGAATACTGAACAAGCGCAGCAAGATCGTCCGCAGGTGATTCCTGCCGGTAGCGCCCAGCAATGGGCGCCTCCGGCAGCAATTGTGCTGCACAAAGGGAGGGAAAGACAATGGACGAGAAATACCGCACCACCGTTCTGCGCTCCGAACTGAAGCCCGAACTCGGGCTCAGCGACGCCGAGGTCGCGCTGCAAGACGCGATCAACGACGGCACGATCAGCGACGTCATCCACGGCAACGAGTACGACCCCGAGGATTTCCTCGTCGTCGAACTCGACTCGCTCGACATGGCCGTCGTCGTGCCCGCCATCGAAGCGGTGATCCTCGGCTCCTCCGTCATGGACGACACGCTGCGCGAAGGCATCGCAAGGCGGCTCGCCGGAAAGCTGTCACGAACGATCCGCGAACAGAAGTTCATCATCGTCGAGGACGACGATGCATAGCCACATCGTGCTGATGGGCAACCTGCACGACGGCTACGTCGCCGTCGGCGTGTTCGGAAACCGCAAAACCGCCGAACTGTGGGTCAACCAGCAGAAAGCCGACGGCTCCGAACTCGGCTACGAGTTCGTGCCGATCGTCAAGCCCGCGCTGCACGGCACCAAAGTCGCTGCGTGATGCTGCCGAGGACAGCCCGAAAAGGGCTGTCCCGGGGAACATCAACAGCCGACAAGGGAGGGAAAATGAACGCCATGTGGCAGGAGATCGACGCGCGGCAAACCGACGAGGGCATCCTCCGCTGGGAGATCGACCTCGTGGCCGGAGTGCACCGCGTCGTGCTCAACGCCCACGACGAAACTGAGCACACGCTCGGCGACGGCGTGGACGCCACAACTGCACGCAACCTCTACGACCACCCGTTCGTGGGGTGGAAGCGATGAGGCTGCGCTGCGAGTGCGGCAGGGAACTGCACGAGCACTTCCAGGGCACCGAATTCTGCATGGTGCCCGGCTCGACGTGCGAGAAAGTCAGGCACACGCTGCCCGACCTCGCGCCCACCGAGCGCTACCTCGCACAGTGGTACGAGTCCAACGACTCGATGCTCGGCCCCACCGCGCACACAGACGACGACGGGCCGTGGGCACCCGAAATCGAAAACGACGCCGAGTTCACGAAGGACTGGAAGAAGGCGCTGAAGCGAGCCCAGGGATGGGCGAGCGGCGGCGGTCACTTCAAGACCTGCCGCGTCGTCGTCGTCGACGTCGACACGCTGGAACTCGTCGACGACGAGCCCGTCGTGTGGGAGTCCAACCGGCGGATCACCGTCGAGGTGTAGGGATCGTTGCCCATTGCAGCCGGAAACGGCTGCATGGGGGAGCGATTCTGCTCCAAACCAAAGGGAGGGAGAAATGGCAAGCAAGTTCGCAACCGCGGACAAAGCCAGGATTGCAACGTCGTTGCAACTCCTGCGCGACCTCGGCGGGCAGGCGATGACGGAGGACAAGATCACGTTCTCCGGGCACCGCATCACGCTGCCCGAAGGAACAAGCATCCCCGACAACATCCGAATCCTGCAGCAGGTTCACGCCGAGCAGCAGCAGATGACGACGTTCAAGGAGACGTTCCTGTACCGGCCGTGGGACGGCGCGTACACCGGGTACAAGGCGATGAAGGAGGCGTTCGGGATGATCTCCCATCACGGAACGTTCTTCCAGGCGCCCGAACTCGTCACCATCCCCGTCGACGTCGACGAGACCGAACGCGTCCCCTGGGGACTGTTCTCGATCCCGTTCCTGCCCGGCGTGGAGTTCTCGTTCGGCTCCGTCATGCACGAGGAGTTCGGCGAGGTGTTCCAGGTCGCGGCGTCCGGCCCGCAGATGCTCGCCAGCGAGGTCAACGGCGTGTTCAAGCTGATCGGCGAGGCGCTGAAAACCGACTCGCTGTACCGCGGCAAGGCGCTCGACGGCAGGGATCAGCCGAACTTCATCGACGTGTTCAGCGTCGACCCTCGGACGGTCGTCTACTCCGAGGAGGTTCTGCGCCAACTGTCCGCCAACGTGTGGTCGTACATCAAGTACGCCGACGCGTACGCGGCAGCGGGAATCCCCACAAAGCGCAGCGTCGTTCTGTACGGGCCGTACGGCACCGGCAAGACGCTCGCCGGTCTGCTCACCGGGCAGGTCGCACGGCGGCACGGCTACACGTTCCTCATGGCTCGCCCCGGCAGGGACGACTTCATGAAGGTGCTGCAAACCGCGCGGCTGTACCAGCCCGCCGTCGTCTACTTCGAGGACGTCGACACCATCGCCAACCCGCAAGGGCTCGACGGTGACGGCCTCTCCATGCTGCTCGACGCGTTCGACGGGATCACGTCGAAGAACACGCGGATCATCGGCGTGTTCACGACGAACCACCCCGAGCGCGTGCACGCAGGCATGTGGCGGCCGGGACGGATCGACAAGGCGATCAAGATCGGCTACCTGGACACCGTGGGCGTGGAGAAGCTGATCCGCGCCACCGTGCCGGAGACGATGATCGCCGGAGACGTCGACTTCCAGGCGATCAGCGACTCCATGCCGGAGTTCACGCCGAGCTTCATCACCGGCGTGGCGAAGGGCGCGTTCGACTACGCGCTCGACGCGGCGGAGGGCCACACTGAGGGAATCCTGCTCACCACACAGGACTTCCTCGACTCGGCACGCTCCTACCGCGACCAGCTGGAGCTGCAGCAGGGCGCCCCGGTCGACGCCCAGCACGACTCGCTCAGCGACAGCCTGCACCGCGTCGTCGTTTCGGCGGCGAAGCAGGCAGCGAAGTCGGCGATCTACGACGAGGTTCACCCCGACGTCCTGATCTGACGGCTAGTACCACGGGTAGCGCCCGGCAACGGGCGCCTCCCGGGGCACTCGCCCCGCACCAAAACCAAAGGGAGGGACTGTGGAACTACAGGAAATCCTGGAGCGGCTCAAAAAGGTCGAATCCAAAGTCGACGACCTGTTCGCCGACGTCGACAGCGCACCGTCCACGTCCGGCGCGTACGACACCCTGAGCGACGTTTACGGCTACATCGAAAGCGCGCAAGGGGAGTTGCAATACGCGCTCGATCAGGTCTCCACCGCCCAAGGCGATCTGGAGAACCTGCCCGACGTGTACGGCCAAGTCGAAGAGTTGATGAATGAGGTCGCAGAGCTGCGGATCGAACTGGAAAAAGCGCTGCTCCAACGAACGACACCCGCGCTTCCGGCCGGGAAACCCACCAACAACATCAACAGCCCGGAACCGGAGCAAATCTCCACACCGACCAACGACGCGTTCGCCGCGCTCACCAAGCGTGGCTAGGCGGCTAACAACCGGCACCGTCGTGGTCATCGTGGCGACGGTCGTCGTCCTCTACTACGTCATGTTGTGGGCTTCATACACACGGCCGCGGTAGGGAATTCCGCGTAGCCCGCAGCAGACGAAAGCCAGGGGGGCCGGGTCTATTCCCTTCCGCCCGGCCCCCCGCCCCAAAGGGAGGGAAACCAGAATGGACATGAACCAGCTGTTCGGCGAGCCGTGCACCGGCCCGGACGATCCGAACCACGGCGAGCATTGCAAGGAGCACCCGATGGTCGAGATCGTGCAGGGCGCGCTCGCCAAGGGGCCGCTGTGCCAGGTCATGCCGCTCAACTTCTCCTCGCTGGCCGCGTACATGCAGGCCACCCTGGAGGAGAACGACGGCGACGTCGGCGTCACGACGGAGAAGCTGCTCAAGGAGGCCACGTTCGTGCTCACACAGATGACGGCCCTGATGGGCAATCCGCTGCTCGTGCTCGCGCTGTTCTCCAGCGCGATGAGTGCGTTCGGCATCGCCTCCGAGCTGATCCTCGGCTCCGAGGAGACGATCCTCGACCAGGCTCGCGATTACGTCGACTCCACCGGCGGCACGCCGGAGGAGGAGCGGGCGGCGCACGACCAGCTGACCGCCGTGATGTACGCGATGCTCCGCGGCAACGAGGCGATCAAGTTCCACCCGGCCGCCGTGGAGAAGTACGAGGCGATCCTCACCGAGGTCGGACTCAACGACGAGCCGACGATCAGCGCGGAGCAGGCCAACGAGCTGCGCAAGCTCGTGGAGGGAAACGAGGAGTGACAAAGACCGGCGCCCGTGGGCCGACGAACAGAACACGCGGGCTCGTTGTCCCGGAGTGAACGGGGCCGGGCGGGGGCGACCGGAACGATCGAAGGCGCGCCCCGCCACCTTTTTCCTTCTGAGAGGGGCGGCGGCATCGGCAATCGACGCACGGCCACGCCGACGTAGCCGCCGCCGCTCTGAGGAGGGGCGGCCTGCACCTCCGGGAAGATTCGTGCGGACCGCCCCGGACAAGTCTGTCCGGCCGGGCAAGTCTGTTCAATTCCCGGCATGGCACCGAACTGGGACTACAAGAATCCGTACCCGGGTGGCCCCGCCGTCACCACCTGCAAGCTCCCCAGGCCGCTCTACCCCAAGGACGCGAAGGGATACACAGCATCCGACCCCGGTCCTGATGTGAAGGCGCTGAAGCGCACCATCAGCAGGCTGGGGCGTTGGCCGTGGCAGGACGGAGGGTCGTTCTCCACGGAGTACACGAAGGAGTTCGCGTACGGCAAGGCGGGCGGCAACGTCGCCGACTCCGGGCTCGCCGGATACCAGCGGCAGATGAACATCCAGGCCACCGGCTACCTCGGAGAGACGACGTACAACAGCCTGCGCAACGCGCGCATCCCGTCGGGGCTGCCAAACGCCGGGCAGCCCGGCATGGACGCCACCGCGATCAACCTGTTCGAAGAGGCGTGGCAGATCTACAAGGGAAAGCCGACGCCGCCGCCGTCGAAGGACACGCTGCGCCAAACCGCCCTCGCCAAGTCTGTAAGCCAGATCGGCACCAAAGAATCACCGGCTGGTAGCAATCAGTGCAAGTACTGCGACTGGTACGGCATGGTCGGCCCGTGGTGCGCGATGTTCGTGACGTGGTGCTACGAAACGTGTGGGGACAGCCCAGCGTTTGTGAAAGGCTCGCGCTATGCGTACGTCCCATACGTGGTTTCTGATGCGCAGAACTCGCGCTACGGCCTCTCCGTCACCAGCTCCCCCATCCCCGGCGACCTCGTGTGCTACGACTGGGACGGTGGAGATTACGACCACATCGGCATCTTCGAATCCGGCAATTCCAACAATTGGAACGCCATCGAGGGTAATACTTCTACCTCCAACAACAGCAATGGAGGCGAGGTAATGCGTCGCAACAGACAGCGGCAGCAAGCAGCGAAGATCTGCTTCGTGCGGGTCGCTGAACCGTGATGGGAGGCAAAGTGACACTCACCCTGGAGGGCGTGGCCCTCGCCGTGATCGCCGTCTGCCTGGTGGTGCTCACGTTCCACTGGACGTAGTGATGTGGCGCCGCTCGACCAGCTGGCCGCGATCGGCGCGTTCCTGTCCGGCGCGGCGGCGGTGATCGGCGCGCGGCGGGCGATCAGAGAGGAGCGCAAGCGCTCCGACGAGAACTGCGAGAAACGGATCGGCGCGCTGAAGGAAGGCATCGAGATCGGTGAAGACCATGAAGATCGGTAAGCCGGTGGTGTACGCCGCGGTGGCGCTCACCTTCGCCGGAGGCGCCGGGTTCCTGGCCGCCACCTCGATCGGCGCCGGAACGCAGGCGCCCACGCAGACGGTCACCATCGACGTGGGAACCGGCGCGCAGGGCCCTCCCGGTCCAGTCGGTCCAGTCGGTCCGCAAGGCCCCGCCGGGCCGACCGGGCCCGCGGGTTTGGAGTGCATCAGCGGGTTCGCCCCCGGCATCCTCGTGATCAACGCCCCCAAGGGCCAGGTCACGCTGTACACCTGCCTCAAGTCCTAGGGGCGGTCATGTCTGTGCGACGGGGTTTCATCTCCATGTAGATAACCCGCCACATCCGGCCCGCTCCCTAGGATCTTCCCGAGTATACTGCGGGAAGGAGGTGAGCGCATGAGCAACGAGATCGAGATCGTGCCCGACGAGGCCGATCAGGGAGACCTTCTCCCAGCTCCACAGGAGCCGCCTGCGCCGATGATGAACCTGTTCGGGACAGATGACCCGGCCGAGGTGATCCAGCGCGCCACGGCGGCCGCAAATGCGTTGATGGAGGTCGTGGAGGCGAAGGGGCTGGTCGTCCGCATCGGCCCGTCGAAGCATCCCAAGGTGGAGGCGTGGACGCTGCTCGGCTCGATGCTGGGCGTGTTCCCCGTCGTGGAGTGGACGAAGCCGATCGTGCGCGGCGGCGTGAAGGGCTACGAGGCCCGCGTCGTGGCGACCACCCTGGCCGGGGCCACCGTCGGCGCGGCTGAGGCGGAGTGCCTGTCCAACGAACGCAACTGGATCGGGAAGCCCGATTACGCGCTGCGCTCGATGGCGCAGACCAGAGCCACGTCGAAGGCGCTGGCCGGTCCGCTCAGGTTCATCATGGTACTCGCCGGGTTCGAAGGAACACCCGCCGAGGAGATGGACGGGGTGAAGAACAACCGCCCCGCTCCGGCCCAGCCCGTGAGCTTCCAGCGCGACGAGCTGCTCGACGAGATCGAGGCGTTCTTCGCGCGCACCAAGGACGATCCCCCACAGGGGTTCTCGCCGAAGGAGGTCGTGGAGACCGCCAACCGGCTGTGGGGCACCCCGCAGCGGCAGATCGAGGTGCTGGCCGACATGGACGGCGAGGAACTCGATGCGATCAAGCGCTCCGCGAAGCAAACAGGAGTGTGGTGATGGCGTACCGACTGCACATGAAGCGCACCGGACCGAATCGTGAATACGGCTGGTACACGCTGACGGTGCCCGCCAGGGTGGCCGCGTTGATCCCGGAGGGAATGGAATTCATGGTGGAGGTTGACTCCAAGGGAATTCACTACCTGCCCGTGGACAGCGACGTGGCGATCAACAGGCCCGACTGGGCCAAGCCACCGGAAGAGGAGGAAGATGACCGAGGTGAGGATGGTATGTGAAGTATGCGGTCGAATTGGAACACGAAACTTCATCGTGTTAAACACGAACGGTCACACCGACAAACCGTACGTACGCTGCGCAACAATTACGGCGTGTGTGACGAGGCAGATGAAGAACACTCGCAAAGGGAGGGCGACATGAACGACGAGGTACTAGAAGCCCGCCTGGACGACGCCGATCTGCGCCGCAAGCGCGAGAAGGAAGCGATCCTCGATCGCGACGTGTGCACGATCTGCGGGCAGCTGATCGAGCCCCGGCCGCTGTTCTGGATGGACGGCAGGCCGGTTCACATGCTGTGCAAGCAGCTACAGCTCGGTGCATGAAGGAGTTCGCTCCGCGCAGCCTGGAGGATCTGCGGCACGAGTGGCCGCCGGATCTGAAGCACATCTCGGCGTCCAGCCTGAAGATGTGGATGCGCTGCCCGGAGCAGTGGCGGCGGCGGTACGTGCTTCACCAGCGCGTGCCGCCCGCCGCCGCCCTGATCCAGGGCCGCGCCGACCACCAGGCGATCGCGGGCAACTTCGAGCAGAAGCTGGAGACGCAGGAGGATCTGGCCGTCTCTGACGTAGCGGCCTTGTTTGTCGAAGCCTTCGAAGGCGAGATCGACAAAGAAGGGGGCTACGCCGAGGTGGACTGGGGCGAGTCCAACACGTCCATGAAGGAGAAGCGCCGCGAGGCTGGGCGCATCAAGGATCGTGGTGTGGAGCTGGTCTCGATCTACCACAAGGAGGTGTCCCCGTGGGTGATGCCGGAGTCCGTGGAGTACAGGTTCGACCTGCCCGCCGGTGATCTCCCCGTTGCCGTGATCGGCTACATCGACCTCACGGCGTACGACGTGAACGCCTTCCACGCGCCGGGTGAGAGCGGCGTCGTGGACGGCACCTTGAAGATGATCGAGAGGAAAACGTCGGCGACGAAGCGCACGCAGCCTGAGTGGGCCGTGCAGGCCCTGGTCTACCAGCAGGCCCGTCCGCTGGACGTCGACTTCCACCTGTCGATCAAACAGGCCCGCCAGTACGTAGCGTGGGCCGACCCTAAATGGCGGGTGTCCTACACGGACACCACGCGACGACGAGGGATGCTGCTCTTGCAGCAGCTGGTCTCCGAGATCGGGCTCACCTACCAGCAGTACGGGCCTGACCTGGCGTGGCCGGGGCATGGTCTCAACCACCCGTGGGCGTGTGGCTACTGCGGCTACGCGCCTCTGTGCTGGTGGAAGCGCTGATCATGTAAGATGATGTAGGACATGCAGTACCGACTGTAGGGAGAGGTGAGGATATGAGTGTGAAAGGAGCCAAGACCTGGCTCACCGACCCACGGCGCGCTGACAAGACTCAGCTGATCGCGATCGCTCGCGTGCAGCTGATGAACATCTTCGAAGCAGCCGGGATTCCGTGGGATCCGCCGCAGAACACCGCTCCGGGACGCCGCCTCGGCACCTCGGAGCGGCTGTACGAGTTCTTGCAGGGAGTGTCGGTCGAGGTCGGCCACCCGCTGAAGAACACGCGTACGGTGGCCGCCAACCTGTACCCGTTCCGCAAGGACGAGAACGCAACGATCGGGCCGGGCCTGGTGGACACGGTTGCCGAGGCGTACCGGCGGATCGAGGAAGACGACTCGATCATGGAGCGCATCACGACCGTGGAGCTGCACTGCGAGGAGTGCGACCGGGAGTTTCCGACTCCCACCGCGCTGCGTCGCCACCGGCAGTTCACCCACGGCGCGCCGGTGCGCTACCCGCTGGCGAACATCACGCCACGGGACCCGGTGAGGCAGGCAGCGAGAGTCCAGGCGGGGCGTGACTACTCGGTGGACGAGAACGCGTCGGGCCGTGCGTACCAGGCGATGCACGACCTGCAGCTGGCGCACCGCAGGAGGATCCAGAGGCGGCTGCGCAAAGTGGTCGCCCAGCTGGGTGGGGGCCGCACGGCGGCGATCCTCATGGAGGAGTCGGCGATCGCAGGGCGGCGGGTGAGCCCGTCATTCCAGTCCGCGCACCGTTCCGTGGAGCACCTCGTCAACACGCCGACGCTGAAGAACCAGAAGGTGTGGTTCTGGGAGATGGTCGAGTACGGGCTGCCGCGTGCCGAGGAAGAGGCCACGCGTGTTGCCGCAGATGTTGCCGCGGCGCACGCGAAGATGGATGAGCAGCCGGTGACGGAAGAGCCGGTCGGCGTGGTCGTCGAGGAGGAGCCGCCGCGGGCAATCCTGACCGTCGAGGAGGCTGAGCTGTACGC